ACTTGGAAAACATTTTTATTTAGATTCGAATCCTAGAGAACATTTGGGTTATTTATATGCGAATTTGCGGGCAAATAAAAGCAAATTAGAAATTTCATCGAGTTTAAAATCAATGAATTCTATTATAGATTTGGGTGAGGTGGATAGTAACCCATTTGACAACGAATCTTGTCCTGGTGAATTGGAAGAAGTATATGAAAAAAATAAATCTTTATCTCCACAATGTTCAACCAGTGATTCTAATAATAGTGAAACCAATTATAGCTCAGAATCGGAATCGGAAACAGAAACATCTTCAGAAACGGAAACGGAAGAACAATCCGAAGAAACCGAATCGGAAGAACAATCCGAAGAATCAGAATCTGAAGAATCCGAATCAGAGGAAGAAGAACCAATTTTTGCATATATTCGTAATTTTCCAATTCAAATGATTTGTCTTGAAAAATGTGACGGAACATTGGATGAATTATTCGTAAAAAATAAAATAAATCCACAAAATGGAGCAAGTATTTTATTTCAAATTATTATGACTTTGATCACTTATCAAAAACTGTTTCATTTTACACATAACGATTTGCATACCAATAATATTATGTATATAAATACAGATGTTCCATTTCTTCAATATAAATTTCACGATAAATATTATAAAATTCCTACTTATGGTAAAATATTTAAAATTATAGATTTTGGTAGAGCTATTTATAAATACAATGGAAAAATATTTTGTAGTGATAGTTTTTCAAAAGGATGTGATGCATATACACAATACAATACAGAACCATATATGGATTTCAATAAATCTAGATTAGAACCAAATTATAGTTTTGATTTATCTAGACTTGCAACATCCATTTTTGATTTTATTCTTGAACATGATGATAGCGAGGAAGGATTAGATCCATTACAACAAGTTATTTTAAAATGGTGTAAAGACGATAATGGAAAAAATGTCTTGTATAAATCGAATGGTCAAGAAAGATATCCTGGATTTAAATTATATAAAATGATTGCGCGAACGGTTCATAATGCAATTCCAGAAGAACAATTATCTTTGGATTATTTTCATCAATTTGAAATCGATGAGAACTTGATTGATAAAAACGAGGTTTTCATGAATATTGATGATATTCCATGTTATGTATAATTTTTTTGTGATTTTATTGACAGCTGCATGTGATTTTCGGATGATAATCTTGACATAATATAGTTTTCATATAATTTCCACATGTTTCGCAAAACCAACATTCTATTCTTACATGTTTATTATACCATCTAGAATATCCACCGTTTCGTTTGTCTTTATTTGTATAATCGTATCGATCTACTGAATATCCAAAATAATAATAATGAATATTGGATTGTGGTTCAATTTCGAAATGTTGCATGATCATGCGTTCTAATTCATTATAATCAATATAATCGTTATATTCATAAAAATCGGAATTGATAATCAAATAATTTATATAGTTTTGAATATTTTTTATATGTTGCATACGATAATAAGATTCATCCTGTTGAATAAATACATAATCTTTTATTTGATTTACAATATCTTTGGGTAATAATAAATGTTCGATTGTTGCTATTTTTTTATACATTGATAACATTTTGTTTCTTTTGTTATACAAAAAAGAAACAAATTCAAATTTCAATTTTGTCTATGAAAATTTAACTACAATTTTGACCGTTTCTTTTTTAATACATTTACATGCAGAAATGGATAATTCTTCTCTTTTTTTTCTTGTTTTACTATTGTCATTCGTTTCCAAATGATCAGTGGAAATTCGTTTTTTGGAAGTACTATTTCTTTGATTCATATCATGTTCAATATTATGAAAATGTTCGTCAATATAAAGAATAATATTATTTTCAATTGCCCATTTAAAAAAATTCAATTGTCCGATCGTTGTCTCAATATAACTATTTTCATGATATGGTATGGTAATTCTTTCCCAGCGACAAAAAGGATCGAATTTTTTCTTACTATACGCTTTTAATTTTAATTTATAATCATTGTATACTTTAAATCGATTCATTTCATTCGGATTTATTTTATCTGGTATTTCATAGACTGTGTAATATTTTTTGGCGAAATTTGTAACAAACCAATCTACTATACGAAGGGAAATGTGTGTTTCTCCATTAATGATGGACATCATTTGATTCAAATGTTTTTGATCTTTATAAAAATCCATCAAGTTTTTTAATAAAAGTTCATTTTGAGTATTTAAATTCGATGAACAATACATTATAGATAGTACTTGCTTTGTATTTTTATGCTGTTTCTAAAAAAATATATTTTATTTTTTAGAAATCACAGTAAAAAATAAACGAAATTTTTTTAGAAATCACAGTAAAAAATAAACGAAATTTTTTTAGAAATCACAGTAAAAAATAAAATATATTTTTTTAGAAATCACCAGTAAAAAATAAACGAATTTTTTTAGAAATCACCAGTAAAAAATAAAATATATTTTTTTAGAAATCACAGTAAAAAATAAACGAAATTTTTTACTGGTGATTTTTTCATAAGAGATTTATGAAAGGGTGAATGGTGTAAATAAAATTGTGTGTTTTGTAGTTACAACACTGAATATGCATTGAAAACTTTAGAAAAATATTCAAATACTATATAATGCAAAGAAACTTTTCTACAGCAACAAACGGTGAATATGATGCAGTTATTGCGGATATGCAACATTCAAAAGATACAACCGGTCATTTTTATATAAATATATATACGAATCCAGAAGGAACTGTATTTGCCAATGATAGTAATGGGAATCCTATCAATAATCGATTGGTCAATTATACGCTATATCGATATTCTCGTATCAATCCTACAACAAATGAAGTTTATCCAGGTTTTATGCGATTTGTCTTTGGTGATGGATCAAAACTTGAAAATATTGATGAATCCACTACGAATTGGTATTCTGTTCCAGGAACTGTTCCATTAACTGTGAAATTGCTAACATAAAAAAATGTTTTGTTTTTTCATTTTACGATATAAATTTTTCACATAAATGATTATAAATCATTTGCTGTTCTTCCTTTGTATAATATTTATCGAAATTCGGTATTAATTCGCGTTCAGCAGTTGGCCACATTTTATGAAAATAGGCATCCCATTTAAAACGATCACGATATCTTGCTTGTAATGGTGGTTGAAATGCTAAATTTGATTCACTGGAATCGGGTATTGTTGGATCTAAATGACCAATCTGCCATTTTGAATTATCGATTTCGATCAAATTCGTTTTCCAAAAAGTTTTGATGGATTCAATCTGTTCATTACGATCTCCTGATATTGTCGCATTTGTCCGTTTTAATATATGTGTTGTATTTGCAATAAATGGGTATTCTATACAGTATTTTCCTTTCATTGACACTTTTTTAATTCCAAAATCTTTATTAAATGGTTGAATGGAATCATCGGTAGATAATCCTATATTTTGAAAGAAGTGAATTGTATCTTCACGAATTAAATAAAGTTGATTTCTTACTTCTGGTTGGGATAATAAAGCTAATGCTTGTCCCCTCAATCCTTCTATATTTGGTAATTTCATTTGTGCATTTTTTGAAAATTCTAATAAATCATCTGGATAATTTTGAAATTTGTTTTTATAATTTTGAATATCGATTCTTTGTAATGTAGTTTGCATGTATTTATTATGGATCTTGTTTACCAAACGCAATGAAATCAATTTTTCGCTACTATAAATACTTATTACATTTGTTTTTATTCGTGAAATAAATCACTGTATACTAGAATTTTTTTTCATTGAAATGTCCCCACCGTAATATTTATTATTTTCTTCTATTTTATTCCATAGTATCGCCGTTTTGCAATTTTGACATATTCTTCATTTATTTCTATACCAATACAACGACGATTTGTATTTTTACATGCAATCGCAGTTGTTCCACTACCTAAAAATGGGTCGATGACTAAAGAACCTTCTTTACTGAATATTTTGATTAAATGTTCCATCAAATTCACCGGTTTTACTGTAATATGTGTATTGAAATCACCACCCTTTTCTGTTTTGGTCGGTTTTGGAATCAAGAAATTTTTATCATAGGTTTCATTCCATTCTTCTGTTGTCATAATATTTGCAGGAACATGATCGAGATGTATACCAACTTTATTTGAAAAATCGATTAATCCTGTTTGAAAAGATAATTCATTTTTTAGAAAAGTTTCTGAAATTGGTTTCATAGCTACACAAATCGGTTCGAAACATGATTTTATTTGTGGCGTTTTAAAATCTTTATATGTTTGTTTTAAATCATCCTTTTCTGATTGCGATAGATCCATTTTATCAATAATATGATGGATGAACATACCTTTTGGCATAGATTGTGTATATACCCAATTTATCATATCTCTCACTTCAAATCCTGCAATTTCACATGCCATTGCAATAGAATGATATAATCTAGGTGATGAAAAGGATAAGAAATAGGCACCTGGTTTCATTTTTTTCATTAATAGTTTCGATAATTGTAGATAAAAATCGTAGAGATGTTTGATTTGTGATTTGTCGAATTTCATACCTTTCGGTAGATGTTTGATATGACTATTTTTCACATCGTTTTTTATATTTTTGGATGACCAATGATTGTCTAGTTTATCAATGAAATAGGGCGGATCAGTGATGACGCAATCAATCGAATGATCCGGTAATTTTTCCAATTCTGCGAAACAATCATTATGAATAATTTGTATGTTTTGTTTTTTCCTTTTTATTATAAAAGTAGATTCCATTCGTTTTTGTTTCGTTGATTTTATAGTGAATCTATAGAATCAATTTTCTATTTTGTTTTATTTACACCATTTTATCTTTAGTTCCAATAGTTTTATAGTAATAACCATTATAAGCTATATTTTGATCTAATGCTTTCGTCAATGTTTTGTCACTTATATGTAATTTCTTGATACAATCATATTTACATACAAATGTTTGATGCAACTGATGCGACATATCATATTGTCCAACGCCGTCTTTGTATAATAATGGTTCTCCGTATTTTTCTTCGAAATACTTTATTTAGAGCAACGCGTATTTTAAATGCCGACTTTATTAGCAAAAAAAATACGAGCGCTTCCTCCTAAAAGGAGAATAAACTAAATTCTATGTAATGGGTTTATCATCTGCTTACTTTATGGTAGATAAGCAAATTCCCATCTAATGTTATTTCATTTACTACCTTAATGAAACAACT